CGTTGCTTCCGCCGTCGACTTGGCACTTAATGTGGTCCAACGTGATGTCGGTGGGGTCGGCACCGTGCAAGTCGCCGCAGCAGTATACGCAGCGAAACGAGTCGCGGAGGTAGATGGCGAGCCGCAGATCTTTGCGGACACAGACGCCTTTGTACTTTCCGTCTTTTGTTGTGTTTGCCATCGCTCGTTTCCTGTTTTTGGTTCATCCCGACTCGGCGTCGTTGCCGTGTCATGTCCTAAGTATAGCTAGAGTATCGGGCGGGTCAACTAGTCTAGCTACACTTTCCGGCGAAATTCCGGAAATACTTTTTTCGGGGGGGGCAACACGGGGCGGATTATTCGCTCAGCTCGTTGAGCTTCCGCCGTCGCTCACCGCAAGAATCGCACGGTGGCAGCCGGCCGGCCGTCGCGGCATTGATCACTTTGGCCACGGTGTCACCAATTCCCTTGCCTTTTTGCCCAGGTCCGTATCCGTTCTCCCACGCGTGCCAATAACTCGGGTGAGATGGGTGGTTACACAGTTCGGCCATCCTCGGCGACTTATTGACTTTGTGCCGCTCGCACCATCCCGGCTCGCACCCCTCGCATCCGCTCATACTACAATCCGCGGGATGAACCGGAGATCTGGCGGTGACGCAAAACAGGTCCCGCTGAGTGGTCCGCAGTAGGGCTGATAGCCTCCGCTCGGGTAAGTTGCGAAGCTACAGCCCGATCCCGGGAATGCGGAATTGATTTTGATTTCCGGAAATTGGATTGAAAGCGGATTGCATGTCGAGGAGTCTAGGATTGCGGTTCGTGCGCTGTTGGTCGGCAGTGTGCCAGATGTCCACGACCATGTAATGTTACCTCCTAGCGTGGTGTTGTAATCCTTTGACAAAGGCGTAAGAGCCATCGAATTGACGGGCCTACCGCATTCAAAACGAAACGCAAATTGAGCACCAACAGGCATCCCGCAGCTATACACGTTGCTATTCCAGTGCTCCTCTTTATTTGGCCATACAGTCGACGGCGATCCAAACGATTGATACAGCACGATATCGGGGAAGGTGGAAGCGATAGCGCCAACGCTCTCGAATGTCAGCGTGAGTGTTTTTGGTAAGCAGGAATAGTCGAGTTTACTTTTCCAGCAGAAACACGAACACGATGCGCACGTTTGATTTTCGATATAGTGGACGTCGTAAATCCAATCGTCAAAAGTTCCAGCGACAAGCGAAAATCCGCCAACGTCACCACCGCCCGCAATCACGTAGCATCTGGCATTGGTGGTTGCGTCGCACTCGTCGATATGCGGAATGAAACCGCCAAAGAATGCCGATATCATTAGTCCCGGCGCGTAACAAATCTTCAGAGTTTGATTTGTCGTCACGCCGTAATAGGTCTCGGCATGTATCAACACACCCGCCCCATCTCGTACCGTCAGCGTTGCTTGATTTGTCCCGCTGTTGTGTGATACGTCGATCTTGTAGCTCGGGGTCGTCGGGTCGCCAATCCAGACTTCCCACGCGCTGACGCTTGCGTCGCTAATACCAACCAGTAGCATTTCAGCGACGTAGCTACCCAACGGATACGCAGACGGATGACAGTACGTGGTTGCGACTTGGCCGTTGACAACAATCCTATTGCTGGCGATTGAACCGGTGCCGGATAGTATCCTCCACTTTGTTCCAGGGTCGGAAGAGTTCGCACGATTGAAGTTATCGTCGCCGATTCGACAACCAACGCAGCAGCAGTGACGTGGTGGCATTTTATATCCTATACGCACGCGGTAGCGTAAACGCCGGTATCGGGGTCACAGACGCGGTTGATTGCCGCCCAGTGACAGGGGGTGAGATCGTCGCAGGCGGCACCAGATGCGAGAGATAAGAATATCATTTCGGCTGCCCATCCCGTATACCCCGCCATCGTGCCGCCCGCGTCAAACAATCCACCGCTATGGTCGATCACATTGACTTCGGTACCGATCAATGCGGGCTGTCCACACGGCGCGCCATGGACCAGTGCCGACGCAGTCTTAAGCCCTGCGTAGGGTCCGGCTCCTGCTGTTGTTACTGCGATGATTGTGTACTCGATCGTTTTGGTTCCGCCCGCCGACACCTCTCGCATGACCTTTAGCACGCCAGACGCTATTAAGTCTGGGCCGATTGAGCGGAACATTGAACCATCAGAGCTGAGCGTCCAAGAGGCTACAGTCGGGTCCATTCCCTTTCCTACGCCCGGGTCAGTACCGAGCGCACGCAATTCAGGGCCGTCGTCCGCTATGCCATATTTGCCAGCCAACACGGGGCGAAATAGGTTGAAGAAATGCGGCCCACCTTCACCCGTTACGTCGATCGGCTTGACCATTTTTATATATGTTTTTTTACTCGTCCCGCTGCCAACACTTACCGTGCCTGAGGATTGCATGCACGCAAATGCAGGCACCGTTTCGCCTGAGTCATTGCGGAAATATATCGGTGTGTTTGGCGGAGGATTATATGGACTCGACTGCGTACCTTGCTGGATATATCCAGTTCGCCTGAGGGTATTGATTACCTCCAGGACGAGCTTTGCTGTCTCCGGCGTGTATGCTCCGATTCGTTCCATTATGCGGTAGCAACAGCACTGGCTACGATTGATAGATCGAGATCGCTAGCCGATGCAGCAACGCCCAGAATCGTCACAAAATGTCCGGTAGTCAAATCACCGATGGGGGCAATCAATCCGACTGTCGCGCTAACGACATAGATTTCGCCAACAGATAGCGTGGCACCGAGGTTAACCAATCCTCCGATAGCGATCACGCATTGACCATCGATCCCCGCTGGGGTCAACACAATTCCTTTTGCGTCCGCCTTTGCTACCACGTCGCCAGATAATGCACGCGTGTACTTGTTGGTCGCAGTGTCGTAGTAGACAGACTGTCCTTGCGTGACGGACTCGCTGACGATGACGCTTTTGATTCGGGTTGTTGTTCCGCTAATCCCAACGTTGGCTGCGGTGATTGTTAGGTTGGCCATTAATCTAATAGTCCGAGTGCGTTGTAAGAGAGGATTCCATATCGCTTGAACTCAAGGAAATGCGCGTTGGCTGAAATTGTTTCGCGAGTGCCATCTGCTTTGAGTAGCACCGGGCTGGTCATCGGCTCTTGGTGATCATCAGCCGCTCGGATGATGATGCCATTGCTTTTTTCGTAATACCCTTCATGCCGCGTCCGTGCATACCAAGCTTTTTCTGCGGTCGTGTTGTACGGGAATCGATGGGAAATCGTGGCCGTTACAATCCAGTGGTCTATCGTTTCATTTCCCCACACTGCTTCTGCCTGGTAGTCCGTCAGGCGAGATATACCGGCGCCGAAACCCGCAAAACTATCGGAACTCACACTATCGAGATAAGAGTGAATCGCTGGTATGTCGATCGTCAGATAGTTGCGCTTGATCGTCTGGACCGCGTCACTGATCTCCTTTGTAATTCCTTCGATCGGCTCGCTATTGGCGGTGACGATTGCCCGACCGTCAAAATCCTCGTCGATCGGTTCGGTCACTTTTGAGTTTTGCCAGCGTATCTCAGGTCGGTTTAGTTTCGGATAATCACCCTCGTACGTTACCATCGCAATCCAGTAGATCGGCCCCATTCTCTGGAAGTTTCGATTGATCATTAGCATAGCTGGATTGTCGGAATACTGGTCACCGATTTCAGGGATGCCAACAATTGACGATACTTGCAAATCCGTATAATCAGGTGGACAAGTGATCTGATATCCCTCGATTACCTTTCCTTTTTTCTGGCCAGCTTCGGCCCGTGAAACATCAAAGGAATCGCGAGACCACATGCGAGTTGCTAATGGTGAAATGCTCATTTGATTACCTGCACCTGCAACGCTGGATCGTGGTCACCGCTCATGGACTGTGTAGCTGTATTGTCTGTTATTGACCCAAGGCTGTCGGCAATCATCACAAGCAGTTGAAACAACTGCGTCTGTGCATTCTCAGCGCGGCCACGAACGAGCAGACGCGTTTCGCCAGCCTGCAGATCCGCAGGCTTGCCTGTGACCTTGCTGATAATTTCCTCCGCGCTGCTTTCCGAATCAGTCACCGGCGCAGTGGGATCGGTCGTCAGCTTGTAGTCTGCTTGGATGTCAATGGTCGGTGTTTGTTTCGCAAGTGCTTCCCCTGCCGTTTTTGCAATCTCCGGTGCGTTGTCGCCAACCGATACCTCAATCGCTTTCGTTTGGGTGGAAACTGCGGACGCGAGCCGAGACAGTTCCTCCTGCGATGCAATCCGCTGTTTCTTTAAATACCCCGCGATGCCCCCATCCTCACTGCTGAAATCCAGCGCACCAGACGAGAAGAAATCACTAATCGATGCCGCCGCATCAAACGGATTCATGACCGCCTTGGCTATGGTGCTGAACACTGAGGAGTACAGGTTGATCAATCGTGAAAACATTGAACTGAACCCATCCCAAATCGCTGGAATGATTGTCGTTACTGCACCATAGACTCCGTCCAGTCCTGTCCAAAATGCCGCCTTGACTCCAGCCCACGCGATGTCGGCAGCAGCCGCCCAGTTGCCAGCCGTGATCGCTGTTTTGATCCCGCTGAATGTTGTCGACGCAATGGAGAATAACGCCTTCATTGACGCCATTACCGCATCAAATATATTGATAAGCTGCCCGCTTTCGTAGGCCGCATAGACGAATGCCGCGGCAAGCACGGATGCCACTCCAATCACAAGACCGAATGGTGTTAGTATGGCGCTGGCAACCGTTGCTAGTGTTCCTACGATCGTTACTATTCCAGATATCGCCGCACCTGCTGCAATCGCAATCACGCCGCCCGCTGAAATTGCCAAAGCCAATCCTCCAATCACTCCAGCTGCTAGCATAGCGGTGCGCACTAGTTCTGTATTTTCTAGCACAAACGTTTTTATTGAATTGGCTCCTTCTTTTAGCCACCCCACCACGTTTGCGAGATCGTCAACTAGTGCGGTACCAAGCATTGATGCAAGGTCAGCTCCGGTTGCTTTGAGTGCCTTCAATTGGTTCGCGAAAGAACCGGACGTGCGGATAGCATCGCCCTGCGCTGCCGTAGTTCCTCGCAGCATAATGTTCATTCTTGCCTGGGCTTTGGCTGCGTCATCCGCTGTTTTGGGATCTATTCCCATGTTCATAAGTTCCTGCTTCACGGACGCCTCGGAAAGGATAACGCCGTACTTTTTCATCACTTCGCCGCTACCCGTCATCGCCGCCATCAAATCCACCATGACTTGATCTGAGCTTGTATTGTTAAACGAGCCGAGATCAACCGCTAGCGCGGAAAGTGTTTTTGACATGCCTTCAGCAGCGGCGGGAACAACTCCCATTGGAACCAATAGATCCTGCATACCGGATAGCATTCCTGCCATTGCATTTCTAGACACTCCCATAGCTTCGGCTGTCGCATTAGACCAGGCCTCCATGGTATCGGCGTTTTCGGAGAAAACAACAGAGAACTTACCCATCGTCTCTTGCGTCTCAGATGCTGAGGCGGTCAAAAAACCCAGCCCACCAATGATAGCGCCGCCGACAATTCCGCCAAATTTCAAAGCAGATGTTCCGCTTGATACCATCGACTTTCCAAGGCTATCAACAGATGTGCTAAGTTGCTTTGCCTTTGTTGCTACTTTCGAAAATGCCGCTGAAGCCGCATCCGTCGCGCCGATCTTGATTTGTACGTCGCGTGCCATTTAGCCTTCCTCCCGCTTTCCGTTTTCGATTTGATTACGCTCACTATCAAGCATTTGCTTGAGTGAGATAAACCAAGCTGATTGAGCAAGTAGCCCGCCCGATACCGGCCAATCCCCTCCGCCACACATGCCCGCCAAATTGATAGCCTCTGTCAGTTCGCTGCCGATCAACTCCCGTGGGCACTGTGTTAGCTTAAAATTACCATCATCGCAATGCCTGCACCCAGCCCCGCCACACGCAGGGCACTCTATCGTTATCCGACCGTCACTATACTCCTTCCCGCACTTTGACGAGCATCCTTTACAGAGTTCACCGCACTGTACCAGAGCGGCTATTCGGACTTTTTTTTGTCGTCGTCACTCACCGACTGCTTGCCATAAGTATTGAAAACAATCTGGCTAGCAAACTGTTCGTCAATCGATTCCAAAAATTCCTCTGTCGCGTTTGGCATGACCATTTTTAATGCGTCGTAGACAGAGTCCGCGGCCTCAAGGACTCTGATCGGGTCGCCTGATTTTTCGGCTTTCAGGATCTCCGCAAGGACGCCGCTCAGCTTTCGCTTTGCAGATCCCGACAGGCAAATAACGGTCGCCCGCTTGTCGTTTCCATAGCGAACTTGAAACTCTTCGCCCGGCTCGATGAATACGTTTGATTCAGTATCTTTTGATTTCGTCATGGTGTTTGTTAAATTGCGTTTGTGAATGTAATGGAAACGTCTTCGTCTTTGTTTGCGCCGTTTTTATTGCAGATTAAATCGACGTCGTCTATAAAGAGTCCATCGCGACTGCCTTCGGCGATTGAACTGGGCTGTGCTTTCGGGGCTGCGATCGTGAACACTGAATTGGCTACTGTCGTGATCGCACAAGAAAGCGCGTATTCTGCGGGTGTGATCCAGTGCTGATAGCGATCCTCATCGGCAACCAAGCGAGCCTCAGGGTTGAGTTTGATAGTTGGCTCGCGGTCGGTAATAATCCCAGACTTGAGTCCCGACAACGTATCGGCGCACTCACGCATCACGATTTTGTTGCCCGCGTCAAAAGTCAGATTCTCAACGCACTGTGCGACTGCGTTGTATGTGAGCACGGTTTCGGCAAATCGTGTTGCTGGATCAGTCGGGTAGGTCGGTGCGATGATCGCGACGTCGGTAGGTGCCTGCCATACGCCCATAAATTCCCATTCGATCTCAATCATTCCACCGGCAGGGCAAACGATCTTGAACGTGCCAACCGCGCCTGCGATACTTTTTAAAATACCATTAGTATAGACTCCCATTGTCAGAGTCTTGACATTAGAACCAGGTGCTTCGCTGCGAGGTGTGAATACTTGAGACGACGCGACATAGCCACATGCTGGAAAAAGCGTGGTGGCCCATCCTGGGATGCCAGTAGATGGCAGTTCAAGTGCAGTCTTGAATGTCATTTTCCCAGAGTGCTTGCCGGGTACTCCGCGTAGTCGATCGAACGATCCGGGCGCCTCGCGTTTTGTGATATCAATGCTTGCATCGATTTTAATATCATACGCATTGAAAACACCATCGGCATCGGCGAGAGCAATCGGTGTACCGACGACTGTCTCGACTTTTGCGGCGATCGTTTGGATTCGTTTAAGCAGTGGCATCTTTTTTGGCTCCAGGGTATGGTTTGGCTTTTGTCTTAGTCTTGGTTCGCATCGGTTCTTCGTGAGCAAACACGTATTGCGTTTCGGTGTCTTTCAATCGCTCTGTGATCGCCTCTGTGATACGCTCCAGGCATTTGCCGTCTGCATTGATCGCGATCAGAATCGGTTCGCCATCTGCCTGCGTGAGTGAGATCGACCTCATTACAGTGGTCTGATCTAATGTCACCAATGACGGTGGATAGACGAGACTAGGCAGCGATTTGAGTTCAGTTATCGCAGCCAGTGCTTCAAGCAGATCCATTAAATTAAGCCTTGTTTTTTCAGTAGGATAAAGCGAATTCGCTTATTGATTTGCTTCGTGAGTTCGGTTGATCCGTCTCGTATTGTTTTGATTTCCATGTGTTTTTTTGTATACACGCCGCCGGGTGATGCGCCATAAAGTTTGGTGATTGGGAGCCTCGCTTTTCCTGTCCGCTTAAAAGCGTGCCCCCCTAGCTTCGCCGAAATAAATGCACCTGGTGCAGTTCTTCGTCCATCCGTTTTACTGATCTTGTAACTGACTCCTGTCCTCTTTTGGCTTGCGTTGAAATACTTAAGCGGTAGCCGAGCTGACTCACTCAGTTGCACCACTGCGCCGATACTCTGTTGCGTTGCCTTTCTGCGGACCTTCAATACTTTTTTGACGTCAGCGGCCTTAACTACCAACTCAGTTCGGACTTGCTTTGACATTTCCGACGATACTTTCTTTGCAGTCGCGTTGACTGCGGTTGCCAGTTCTTTCGGCAGTTGCCTGGTAGTGCCATTTAGAGCAGCTCGCAGTTCTTTAATTCCGGTAATCTTGATGTCAATCATTGACTACCTTTGTGATGTAGGATCAAACTCGGAAGTTCGAAACTGAATCAACAACTCGACTTTCACTCCAGACGAAGAGCCGTCATCGGCTGTATAATCTTGGATTGTTCCTATCGTCGTGTTAAATGCGTTGCCTCCAAAGGTGTACCATCCAACACCGGTAGTGATCGCTTTAATGATTTCGGAACCGAGCCGATTCTTAAATGTGTCAACTGGCGTCGTTTCGCTGTCACTCGGTTTGACGATCCCAGCAATAGTTACCGGCATGTCCCAGGCCTGAGCAGGAGGATTTCCGGGGTATGAAAGTTCTTCGTTCTTGATCAAATCGCCCTGGAAAACATGGACTACTAAGTCCTTAGGCTGCCATGTAGCATGAGCCGTTGAGCGAAAAGCGGACGTGTAAACATCCATCCTTGATTCAACGACACGTGCAATCAATTCGGCGATCGGTTCGGCCATTACCTGAGCGCCAACTGTGTTACGCCGCTGTCTTGTGAAATTAACTGCATGACGCTATATCGCTTAGGCACTGTCTCTCCAATCTTTAAGACAAATTCAAATTGATCTTTGCCGGTGTCAACGTCCTTAGCTGGCACTCCACTGTTTTTGCAACTACGAATTCGTATAGTCGCGGCAGGCAAAACGGCGTTTCCTACTGCGTCAAAAATGGCAGGCGGATCACGCTCAACAATCGCTTTGACTGTGCGTGATTCGCCGCCATTTGGCATATAGGTAATCGGTTCGCCGAACTGCGTTAACAGTAGGGAGAATCCAGTTTTGCCGAATAGCGAATCGAATACCGTTGCCATGTTCTTGCTTAGGTCGTGATATTGCTAAGCAAGTGACCGCAGGCTGGGTACATGATGACCTCGTCCGTTTCGTGGCGAACTCGAATGATCCGCGAACGGCTTTGGACTTCCTCGTATTCCTCGATCGCTCCGCCGATCACGGATCCATCCTCGGCCCAGTGGAACGTCCGGCCGATGCACGCTTCCCGCATGTCCGGACCAGTAGCGATCCGGCAAACCATTGCATACTCTCCAGACCAGATTTGCTCTGGTACAGCTGTCGCCGCTTCGTTGGCGTCATTCTTGCTGGCCCCGCCGACGATGATGTATTCAAGGTCGAAGACAGCCTTGAGCATTTCGATAGTGACGTCGGACGGTTTGCTTGGCGAGCCTGCGCCAGCCGACTCGATGCGATCGATGATCTGGCCCGAGTTTCGCAAGTTGCGGAAAACGAGACGGTTGATCACCATCGCGTTCGGAAACAGTCCGGTACCGCTGTAGACCTTGCGAACGGCTGCTTCGACGTCCGTTACTGGGACTGCATTTACCGCGTCATCCCACTCATTAATCACCTCAGTAGTGAGTGCCGCATCAGACCAAACAGTGGGATCAAACACCATTGCAGCAGCTCGCTTTTCCTGGTTGCGGGTGACGATTCCGTAGCAGCGATTACGTGCGACGGTGTCGGCAACGATGATGTGCCGATATCGTTTTTCATCGCGTTCGTCAATAGGTTCCTCCCATCCGTTTTCCTGGGTCGCGTAAGTGAATTTATCGAACTTGTAGGATCCTCGGTTGTACGCGGCACCGGATGTCCGGGTCGTGTCGCCGCTGAAAAGCAAGGACTCTAGTGGGATCTTGCCTGGGTTATCCGACTGCAATCCCGCTTCGATCACGGGCAAAACTACTTGGCCTACATAGCCGTTTCGCTCGTTCTCAAGGTTGTATTCTTCAAATGATGCGAGGTCGGGACGCTGCGTAACAACGGCGGTACTTGGGGTTGGCATCGTGTCATTTCCTTAGCCGTGACACGGGTTCAGAAATAGAAAAAATCCAGCGGGCTTTGTCTAGGGATCAAATCCAGACTCAGCCCGCTGGTGTCACGGAATTGTTAGACGACTGCGGTTCCCGGTGCGCCGGTATAAATGCACTCAACAATGTCGTTGTCGGCGGTGCCAGCTTCTAGGCATTTAGCGAACGCGAACGCGGTAGATGTCGACGTGTCTTGCATCTTTCCGGCAGCGGCCGTAAATAGCACGTCACCAACGTCAACAGCTTCTTCAGCGATCATTTTGAACGTGCCTGCACTGTTCCAAATCTTCACGGCTACTTGATCGCCAGTAGCGAATGCAGCCTCTTGCGCGATACCGTCGCCGACCTGAGACAGTCCAGCGGCAACGCACTTACCGTCTGGTTCAAAAATCACACGTGCGAACTGAGGGAAAGCAGCGTCGGCCGTCATTGTGATATAGCCGAGGTCTTTTTGTTGGGACATTTTAAAAGTTCCTTGTCGGGATTTTTGTGAGTATGATTCGGTTTGGCGTTAGCCGTTGACTTCTTGTAACATTGCTTGCCGTAAGCCGGGTTGGTCAATGTCGACTTGTAGGATCGCTCGGTCTCGTTTGCTGCCTTGGGTTACGTGCAGTGCAACCGCTTCACTCCACTGCATTTTTGACGAAGGTTTAACCTTGCTTCCTTGAGCGACTGGTGCCGCGCCGGATCGTTTGGCGGTCGTTTTGGCTTCTACGGTTTCAGCTTTGGCTACCGCCTGAACCACTGGCTCCGCGATTTCCTCGGCTTGGTTTGCTTCCTTGAGCGCCGTCAGTTCTGCAATCACGGCATCGAGGCGAGCGTTGAGGTCGGTATTTTCCGCCTGGACTTCTTCCATCGCAGCAGCCGCGACTTGCGGCATCGGCATGGATTGCTCAAGGCATTTGACAACAAAGTCCGCCTTAGCTTTGGGGTATGCTGACTTGATTTGTTGAATCGTTGCGGCAACGGGTACTTGCGTTTCTGACACGGGTTTTACCTTTGTCTGTTCGCGGTTTTCGCCACCCGAGCCAGCGCCGAATAGCGCTGATACAACTCCGTGCGGCATCGTTTCTAGGTGGGCAAAAACACGCCCAACAACAGGGTTCTCTACAATTCGATTAGCGAATCCATTGGCTACGGATTGCCGTGCGTCAAGGAATGTTTCGTTGCTCAGGATGGCAAGTATTTCTTCAACTGGCTTTCCAGTTTTTGCCATGTAGGCTTCGACCATATTGGTCTTGAACTGCGTTAAGTTCGCGGCAGTTTTTGATAGCTCGTCAGCGTTTCCGTCAACCGAAATGCTTGGGTCGTGCATCATCAGATAGCCGTTCGGCGTAATCGCAACGTCGTCAAACGCCGTTGTGATGAACGAGCCAATCGAGAATGCACATGATTCGATAGTGATCGACTTCGGACCTGCGTAATTTTTAAACAGGTCGTAAATTGCAAAACCCTCAAACACGCTCCCGCCTTCGCTGTGGATCTTCACTGCAATAGGATCGGTGCCATTTGGCGGGAGCTGAGCGCGAACGGATTGAGAACTAACCTCTCCTGGTTCGTTTCCGATAATTCCATCGATTCGGATCTGTTTAGGCAACATCATTTAGCACCTCGGGAGTATCAACTTGTCCGTCAACTGCGTCAGAGATCAACGCGTCGACGGATGCTGGTGTAAGGCCAATCCCACCCAGGTAGACTCTCGCAGCTGATTCGCTTGTGGTGCCAGCGGCAAGCTCCTCCAGCACCTTGCCGATAGCCTTGCGGTTGCGATTCCATTGCTGCGTCGACAGTTCGGCAAACTCGCCACTAGGGGCAGGCTCAGCAGGTTTGGCGGGATCAATTGGCGTTCCGTCCTCATTAGCTTCCGGGGTATCGGTGGCAGCGGACGGCACGCCGTCGGCAGTAATTGATCCGGGTTTAATCGGATCAATCATTGAGTCGATCATTTCAATCGACATGGTGGGGAATGCGGATGCGATAAGTGATTTAGCTGTATCGGGTGGCAATGCTCCGGTACCGACTTGAGTGATGACATTAACAAGACTTGTGACTTGTGACCCATTAAGAGCTAGTCCCTGGATGTCTACTGACTTGCCATCGCCGCCCGTTTCGTTGCCACCGGCTGCGTCAGCTAAACCCGGGTCTTGCAACGCCAGCGTTTGGCCTTCTGGCATCGGCAACGCAATCAGGTCTCGCCATGTCAGCATAGGACCGTTCGGGAATTTCTTGTTGATTGCTTCGGCCTGCTTCATACCTCGTTCGATTGCATATGAATTATCGGCAATCGTTTCTTCGCTGATTTCCTCCCAGTCTTTACCGCGTGCAGCATGTAGCCGTCGTGGGCTTGTCAGTGCGTTTCGCAGTTGGACAGCATCACCTTCCGCATCGGCTACTGGCTCGATATAGGACCACGTTGGCATGTTCCAGTTGTGGTTGTAGATGTTGATCTTGGACTTGCTTGCCGCACGCTTTAACGCTGGGTCGTCAGCAATCCACTGTGATAGTTTCCATTTGTATGCCGGTCGATTAAGTCGCCGTACTAAATTGACTTGATCGGCAACGAATCCTTTGCGAGCCTCGTCTACAGCACCACGCCAGCCACTGAAATTAGTTTCACTGCCATCCATCAAGACGAGACACAACGGCAGTCCAAAGTTGACGCCGATAATTTGCAGGATCAATTTGACTTGTTGAAAATATTCGCTGTTAGGAACGTTGGGGCTGAACCCTTGGAGCTCCTCGCCGGGGTTGCCGACCACTTCCATACCAGGGCTGACGCCTTCGATCTGTCTGGTTCCTGCCGGTGTCGTCGACGTAGACGAATTGCCATAGCCATCGACGCTCGGCAAGTTGCCGTTGGTGCCACTCATGATCTTGCGAAAAATAGCAAAACACGAGACGACTTGTTGCTGTACCAGCTTGGCGAAATTGATATCCTCAAGCATTCCCGAATAGCTGAAAATAGGGGCCATCTGCGTAACGCCCCGGGTCATGTTGACACGCTTGGGATTGTAGACGTGAAACAGTTGACGCATCCCATCGCTATTGCGCACGTCAATAGGAGTCGATTGAGACGTTTGACCGAATGCGTTTAGCTCCTCCTGTACGTGATACTGCATCCGCTTTTTATAGCGGTCAGTTGTCACACCAAGAAACGTGTTTTCGATCTGGGTGCTTGTCTGAATCGCGTGGGACTCAAGCATTTGAAACGGGCCGTCTTGAGTCCCGATTACAACTATGTCGCCGTCGATGGATTCAGAACGGACGCATTGTCGCTCAATCTCTTTCCAGGTCGACTCTCCGCAGATATCACACTCGTCAGCGTTATTGCTGAACGCTTCCCACCGCTCCCAAAGGTCCAGGTCCAGCTTCTTGTCGCCGGTTTTGGGGTCGAGAGTGAAGCCGCTTTGAACGATGTTGTCTACGCGGCGATCGGCAAGAACTCCTACAAGCCCGTCATTGCGATCCATGTCGCGGGCTTGTTCAATGTCCTGATAGTATTTTACTTCGGTTCGGTAGTGATAGTCAGGCCCGCTACCCTGTGGGGCAACTCCTGTGCGTCTGCGAACGAATCGACTCGCTCGACTCATGTCATAGTCAGCACGGATCTTGCCAAAAGCATCTTGCAAGTTTTTCGGTTCAGCCACGGTAATTCTCCGCAGAGAGAAACCGGACTCGGCCACTGTTGCCCGATGCGTTAGCGGCTACGTAGTCCTGAGCACGCTTAAGCAAGTCGACGACTACGCTCTTGCTCATCGACAAGCTTGAGCCTTGGTTGCTCGCCGACTCAGGTCGAAGGATTAACCAACGTTTAGCGGAAGTGATAAACAAACGAGCACGCGCGACGCTACTGACTTCTTCAAAGTCTGCGTATTCAAGCAGGTCGCTTTCGATTGCGGCAATGTCCATGCCGGTATGATAGGCGACAAAACATCAAAACCTATCAACAACCGGTAACCTGTTTGTTTGCCGCTATAGCTCAAAATTCTCAATTAACCACAACGCCGTTCGCCGTCTGTTATTGACTGGAGACCCGTTCGCGAGCTTCTTCCCGGTGTCCTCAAGGTGCCGCATGATGCGACGAAACTTGAGCGGCTGCTTGCCGGTCATGCGTACGTCGATCTTGCGATCAACGTGCCCGGTGTACTCGGGCTGCGGTGGCTCGGGCGGTGGGAGTTCGGTAGGACTACTAACCGTTTGCCCTTTATATCCGTCGACGCTTGGGAGATTGTTTGTCTTTGCCATCTATTTTCTTTCAGTAGCGAGGAATGGTTGGCCGTTCGGATTTAGCATCGGTGCGAGTGCTGGTCTGCTCGGTGTTGGTGCGGATGGCGTCAATGATTCACGAGCAACCAGCCGGACGCCAAGGCATCCAGCAGCAGCACATGCCAGGGCGGTCGCGTCTAGGTAGTGATTATTGACGCTGATCTCTACCCATTTCCGGACGATGCCCTTGCCTACCACGAACTCTTCTTGCATCTCTTCCGACATGATTTGTTGGCTGTATTCGTGGTGAATCTTTCGGTTGCCCGGCGAGGAAAACAATGATAGCGTTCCATCGTTCGCCATTTCATTCTCATCATAGGTCGGCGTGACGAATCGTTGATGGAGCCAGTATTTCCAAAACTCGGTGTTGACGTTATAGAGCCATAATCTTTCAGCGGGCTGATTGCTTGCGTAGACCTCATGGAAATTTCGTCGCGTGTCAGTATCCTTTGTGCGACTGAACCGGCCGTCATCCCAACCTTTTGATGCAGCGAACGGTACGCCGCAAGCCTTGCGAATGAATTCGTAGATGGCCTCTGTGTAGTCGCCAGCATCGACCAAGCAGAAGTCTAATCGACCGTCTGCGATCATATCGTTTCGCCACTTCATCAAATTTGGAAGCAATGCGGCCATGACAATTTTGGAATCTGTCTTTGATGACATACCGCCGTTTACCATGGTTCCATAGTCAATTATCTTGCCAATTGCGTTTCCACTCCATGCGATCTTTACCCAGTGTGAATCGTATTTGCCGATGTCTAAGCCGACCGTCACGAACTGGCAACCGTCTGGATACTCACCTCGCAACAGCCCAGTCAGCCTTGATCGAACAATGGACGACGTTAGACCGATACCCTGCGGCCCAACCGTCTCAGGAGGGTCGTTGTCGATCTCGGTTGACACTGCTTTCTGCCCAACGTCAGCGACTCGATTGTAGTAGGATTGAATCGCGGATAGTTCTAGCGGCTCGCCGTCTGCGTGCGTTTTTTTGCTATAGCTGTGCGTGTTGCTGACGACGGCGCCGCGCTCGAGTTCGCCTTGATTGTCACGCCAGAACCGGAACGCCTCCCGCGCGTCAGGGTCGGTGTCGCCGTCTCGCATCTTGCGTAATTCAATGTATTGCTCAACCAGATCCATCCGGGCCGGTGGAGTGATCATCTTGCGATATCGGCGGCCATTCCACGATGGTTTTTGTTTGCGATCGGTGTACTTGTACGCGTTGCACTTTCGGTTCAACGTCGTACAAAGGTAGACACGACATATACGCTCAGCACTCGCACCCATCCCGCTGATATCCTCCTCAATGATCGTTTCGTTCTTAGCGATCTGATCGTCGCTACGTGCCGAGTCCTTATCCTCCACGTCGTCAATGATCCCGATGGTCGGACGATGTGACCGAAACTTAAATCCACGTAGACGGCCCTCAATGCCGACCGCTCCCATCACCTGCCCGCGTGACACCGGGATGATGTTGCTGGGCCAGTGTGGCAATTGGTCGATCGAGATATTCGGCAAGGCGAAGTGTTTGACACCGAGGTACATGCCGACGAACTTTCCACCAACCGTCTGCAACCTTGCACTTGCCGTTTGTGGTCCGACCGCTTGCAACGGGACGCCAATCTCGGGGAAGTCCTCAATAAATAGCTCGCTCGCCATGATCCGCTCACGCAACGCTTTCAGCTCGTCCGATGACGCGTCTTGATTCTTGCCGATAATCACGGGGAAAAATGATAGGCTGGAAATCATTAAACAGAAGGCCCCGTCCATCGCGAGCGTCGTCTTACCCTCGCCACGGCTGGCCGCGATAGCTTGATCGCCGCCATACTGAGCCGCACGCCATATCGACCGCAGCATGTCGCTACGGTCCTCCGTGAACGGCTCAAAGTAGGTTTCCACAAAGTAGGTCGTGAGTAGTAGCTCAGGATCTTGTAAGCAAGCGTTTCGCCGCTCGATATTCTTGGGCACCGGAATGATAACCTCTCGCCCTCTCGCTCGCTCTTTGGCCTTGCGTTCGCGGTCGTATATCTTTTCGTCAAACCGTGAAGCCTGCGGTTCCGGTTGCTCCCGCATCGCCGCCAGTGCCGCTATCCGATTCTCTGGCGACAGACTCGATAAAACCTTGGTCAATCCCGAGGTCGGCAGCGATTGCATCCAGTCTATGGTTTCGCTCTGAAATAACAACGTCTACCACCTTATGTTCGTCTTCTTGGTTTTGTTTCTCCGCCGACATTAACGCCTTGGCGGCTGCTGTCTTTTCTCGCACGCTTGCATCACGAGACACAAGGATGTTCATCAACACGGCGACTACCGCGCTTCGTTTCTCTGCAGTCATCGGCCATCGCTGCTCCACTGATTTCGCCATCATGCGGGTATCACGGATCGGCATTTACGACAGCCATTGTTCAACGACTGCCCTTGCTACAACTTCCGTCATTTTAGGTGGTACGCTCATGCCGATCATGTATTGGCCTATCTTGTCTGTTTTTGCGTGGTAGTCGTCTGGGAATGAGCCTATGCGTTTCCACTCGCGGAAGGTCAGTTTTCTACATTCCGACCAGTGCATTATTTGATCGCTTTTCGCAGGTAGTGTTGAACTTGGCTGGCTACCGTTTAGCCTGATCGTGTTGAAGCATGATGTTCTGTTTTCTTCCCGCTTAATTACCGCAGCATAGCTATCGCCTTGTTTCGTTTTATGCCACCATTTAACGTCTCTTTTGCTTTGTGCAGTTTCCGCGTTTTCCGCCGCCGTCAACTCTTGAACGTCCGCCGTGGCTTCCCCCGCACTGATCCAGCGTTCCTTCGGGTTTAACACTAACTCCTTATCCGAAACATCCTCACGCACCGCACAAAAGAAAACACGCTCCCGCCGTTGTGGCACTCCGCAATCAGCGGCATTGACCAAGAATAATTGTACCCGATAGCCGATCTCTCGGAAGCGAGCCATGACGAGCTTCGTATAGCCCTTCGCGTTGCCGATAATCATTCCTTTGACGTTCTCTGCAATCGCCACCCTAGGCTTCAATCGCTCGACTAAATCAAGGTAGTCAAAGAATAGATCCGATAGAACCTGTTTAGCCTGTCCCTCTCGGAAATGCTTGTCTTTACCCCACGACTTTTCGCGACTGCCAGCCATCGAGAACGTTGAACACGGAGGCGAGCCGTCTAGTATGTCAAGGCTGAATAAATGATCGGGCAAGTCCTTTGTTAGCAAGTCGCGGATCGGGCAAAGGTAGTAAAGTGGCGGCGATAAGTTGCGTTTGTAGTGGTGCGCCATTTCGGGATCAATGTCATTTGCCGCAACGATCGTGCATCCTGCCCGCTTGTAGCCCATTGACGAACCACCGCCGCACGCAAACGTTGACATGACCGAAACGCCGTTCTGTGGCACGCTTGCGAGGTATGTAAGGTTCCACGCACAATCAGGTTTTGCGATCAAACTCAAATCCGCACTTGGGACATTGGCACTCAAGGTCGAAGTCGCTGTCAATTTCTTGCGTGTTGCCGTCGTTTTCGTCGTCGATGCCATCGGTTATTCCTTCAAGTAGTTCGGCCAGCTCATCCTCATCAAACCCTGCCGCCGCCAACAGTTCCTCGTCGTCTGTCACCAGCCCTTGCAGTGTCGCGGCTAGCACGTCGTCGTCCCATTCGGCTAGCTCAGCCGTTCGGTTGTCAGCGATCGCGTAGGCCGTTGCCTCGCTGCCCTTAAGCCCAGTGCGGATCACGTCGATAGTTTCCCACCCGAGTATCTTTGCCGCCTCTAGCGTACCGTTCCCTGCCCGCACGATGCCCGACAGATCCACGACGATTGGTTTCTGTTGGCCGAACCTCCGCAGGCTTGCGACGATCGTCTCAATGTTTCGCGAGTCATGCTTGCGTGCGTTCGCCGGGTCGTTTGAGAGATCGGATATCAAAACGGATTCAATGTTCATAACTCGGCCCCAAACCCCTGTTTAATTGCATGCCGGACGGACGGATTTTTTTGATGAGAAGTGGGATTCTTATAGC